AAGCGACCCCCATCAGGATAGAGCGAAGCCAAGTCATTATGCAGCAGGCTCAGTAGGCCAACTAAAAGCATCGGGCCAAGTGGTCATGTCTACTGTTGCTGGAAGATCGCGCAAAGATTGTCTGTAAGTTGCCCATTCCGATTTCTTAGCATCAGCTAAAGGAGCAGGATAATCAGGTGCTTGCGTCCAGTCAGAAGCTACAAGTTTTTCGTCCCTCTGCTCCCGTAAATAGCTCATATGACTTGCATCACGAGCAGCTATTTCCTCTGCCGTCATATCTCTTGCCCGATGTATCAAAAGAACTCTGTCTGCTTCGACAGTAACCATATCCGTGTCAAATGTCTGGTTGGCAGCAGGAGTAACATTTGTCTCCACCAGCGGGAGCCATCCAATGGTCTTGAGATATGCGTCATCACCATTTGATAAATGCAAACCGGACACATCTCCCCAGCTTTTTGGCAATGCGCCCATATAATCTACGCTGCCGTCTTTAACGTGTGCATACATCGCAACTGCTCCTTGATCTTTGCGAAAGGCTCTTCCCAACTTCCATATTTTTCCTGTCGGAAAAGAGTGACGCTATCATAGTAAGGTGTCACATCTCCCGGCAGCGCCCACAGGTAGTATGACAAAACAGGAACTACAATCCATGTTTCCACACCCATCGCTGCTGCTAAATGCGCAACGCTGGTGCAGGAACTTATTACTAATTCACATTGGCTGATAGACTTCCTAGTAGTTTGCCAATCATCCAGCGGAGCTTGTTCCATCCACTCTGGTTTCAGTTCTGCATCTTTATCTCTCTGCAAGGAAACACAATTATATCCCTCAACTGCATCGAACATTAAATCAGCCGGGAAGAACCTGTGCTGCTCATGTTCAAACTTAGGATTCCCACTCCACCTAACTCCTATACGACCCGGTACTGCATCAGCAGTACGCTCAATGTAAGGCTTTCCTTTTAAATCTTCATATTCATATCCCAGCGGAACGACTGCCGACATCGAAGGAAGCCAGTAATCATGGTAAACACCACAGGCTGCTTCGTGCTGAACTACTGTAAACTTCTCCGCAAACATTGAAGCTAATTCAGGAGAACAGGAAATCACCACACGATTGTCGCGCTCCTGTAAATCAAAAGCAAACCGATAACTCTTGATCTGGTCACCTAAACCACCTTCCAAATTCAACAGGACAGTTCCTTCTTCTCCATTCCATATAGGTTGCTTGGAGCCTATATGCCTATTGCCAAATACATCTTGTGGTCGCCCTTGGTCTAAAAGTTTATGACCTTCTAATAGTTTACCTTGTCGAAGCAAATACCAACCACGGTTAAATGCTGCACGTTGACAGGTTGGGGTTTCCTTCTCCAGTTGTTGAGCAATCAACCAACCTTTATCAAAATCACCGTGAATACCTGCTTCAAGTTGTTGGTCTAGTAAAGGCACTATGATTCCCTAGTTACACGCATTTGAGCATTATCGCCGCCTATATCGAGGTAATCAGTTAAAGAACCTATTTGGGCTGGCGAACTGCTAGTCGTTGTTGTCCCGTTGCCTTGTGCTCCATAAGTATTACCGCCCCATGTCCAGAAAGTGCCATCAGTTTTTAGGGCACCACCAGTGGTATATGTACAAGTATGTTTAGCCCAATCAGTTAAAGACCCAATTTGAACTGGAGAAGACCTAACTGTCGTATCTCCTAGACCCAACTGACCCGCTGAATTGGTGCCCCAAGCCCAGAAGGTTCCATCTGTTTTTACGGCATTGAAGTATGAACCACCCCCCTTAATAGTACTCCAATTAGTTAAAGACCCAATTTGAATGGGGCTACTTGCAGGAGTCGAATCTTGCCCGTTTCCCAGTTGCCCATTACCGGCGTTGCCCCATGTCCATAAAGTACCATCTGTTCTTATTGCGGCACCCGTTTGTTGAGTTGAATTAACAAATGCCCAAGTAGACACAGACCCACTTTGAGTTGGAGATGACCTTGGTGTTGTGTCCCCTAATCCTAGTCCAAAATCTGAATTATTATTTCCCCATGCCCACAGCGTTCCGTCAGTCTTGATAGCGAACATGACGTTACTACAGATAGCACACAATGCTCCAGCAGCACTAGACCAGTCAGTTAAAGACCCAACTTGAACTGGAGAAGAGTATGTGGTTGTGTCTCCTACCCCTAACTGACCATCACTATTGTATCCCCACGTCCATAAGGTTCCATCTGTTTTTACAGCCATCATGTACGACGCACCACTTGATACAGCAGCCCAATCCGTTAAAGAACCAACTTGAGTTGGGGAACTTCTATTTGTCGTATCTCCTAATCCTAACCGCCCATAATTATTTCTTCCCCATGTCCATAACTCACCCGCTGAATTTACGGCCCCGGTGCCGTAGTCACCCCCAACATCAAAACCTGTCCAATCACTTTTATCCCCCATCTGAACAGGGGATGACCTATTTGTTGCTGTCCCATCACCAAGACCGCCACCTAAGTCGTTCCTCCCCGCCCCCCAAATAGAAAATGTAGCGGCAGTGCTAACCCCAGCCGCACCCATCATTGCTTGTCGGAGATTAGGCATTATGCTGGGGTCTTGCTATCTGCACTGGAAACCATTCCATGCCATATAGTGCCACCGTCCGTGGTGATGAAAACTAAGATGTCTATGCCACTGGTAGTTAATGTCGGTGCCGTGCCACCGGCCCAATCTACGGAAGCTGGCCAATTCACAGTCTGAGAGCCACCGTTTGTCAGAAACAAGGTGAACCCACAAAGCTCATCACTGGCTGTCGGATTACTGAAGGTGAAGGTGTTGGCAGAGGTGTCCACGGTCGCTACCACATTGTTCCCAAGGGTGAGATCGATGTCCTGCGTACCACCGCCAGTGCTACCAATCGCATTGGTGACTTCGCCGTAATCTATGAGATTAACGCGACCTATTTGGTTATCAGCACCAGCAATGGCAGCGGCTAATGTCTGTATACCGGAAGCTGTAAACGTACCAGTGATGGCGGTGTTGTCTGATATGGCAACGGTTCCCGAACCATTGCCGCGAATAGTAACATTTCCGTCTGTGGTTGCCGCTTCGACAATGTCCGATTTTAATGTTGACATGGCTTAATCCTTTGGAAACCTCGTTTTAATTTCTTCCACTTTAGCAGCATGGGTGCCAGCAGGAACCTCACCTCTCTGTTCTTCAAAGAACAAAGGGTCCGATTCAGTTTGGTAAGCTGCACGACGATCAGCTTGAACTTTAGCCGTTGCTCTGGCTGCTGCACCGTCTGCCCAAGCCTGTTCCTCTGCATCACGGGCAGCTTCTTCTTCTACGGTGAAAGGAATATTTCCATCAGGAGTTGTATGATATCTTGCCATGATTTCCTCCTAAGATTTAGCTATGCCGTACATGGCAATTGTACCAGAGGTAATATTTCCAGACTGAAAGTAAAATCTTATTCCATCAATAGCGGCGGTAGAATCCTTGTAACCCCCACCTCCCCAGTTTGACGACCAGCCCCCGGCCATCGTCGTCCCAACACTTCGATAGGCAATACCCGTAAACAGAGAAGTGGATGCTGGATTATAAAGGTAAAGTGTACCACTAGTATTTTCACCAGAAGCACTGCCAATCTGCTGACCAGTAATAATAGTGTCAGAAGTCCCGCTAGAGGAGTACTGAAAATCCGCAGTGGTGGCGTCGTCCTTCAGTTTTATCGTCATAAATCCGTAATTACTGGCAGTGATAAACGAGGAAGCAACACTAAACCTAACATTTAGAGTTTTGTCATCTGTTGCTGGAACAAGGCCGATATGTTCAAAAACATATACATCATAAGTGCTGTCAATCCCGCTTGTGAAATCAAGAGTTGCCGAACCAGAAGCGGTGACTGTAGAAATATAAGTCCGAGAACCACCAGCGGCAGAAGCCTGAAACGTCGGTGCAGCACCAGCGCCATTCGAGGTAAGTACATGGGTCGCCGTTCCAACGGCCACCGTCGCTGGATCACCGCTTGCGTCCCATGTAATTAGCTCGCCATCAGTTCCTACACGAAGGTTATTAACTGGTACACCAGCAGTGCCACCTACCTTGAAACCAGAGGCAATATCAGGAACGCCTGTCCCCTTCCCAGCCAGATCGAGATCTGTATTGGTTCCGGTTGCGGCTTCAATGGCATCTGCTTTTAATGTACTCATAGCTTAATCCTTTGGAAATCTCGCTTTAATTTCTGCACGTTTCGCGGCCCATGTGCCAGCGGCAATCTCGTTAGCCTGTTCCTCAAAGAAGAGGGTATCAGACTCAGTTTGATAAGCAGCACGACGCTCTGCTTGAACTCTTTCGGCGGCTCTGGCAACTGCGCCATCTACCCACGCCTTCTCTTCTGCATCACGGGCAGCTTCTTCTTCAAGAGTATACTGCACCCTGTTGCCGTCTATATTATGATATCTAGGCATCATCTACTCCTAAGTATGCTTAATTCCCCACACCGTAAAACGGCCCGATGTAATATTACCACTTTGAAAAATCACCTGAACACGGTCTAAAGTGATGTTAGAGTTACGCATCCCAGAACCTATAAAGAATGTCTCATTTCCTGCCGCGTTTCCAATACTAGATTCAAAACTCATACGGGGGTACTGCGCTGACCCTAGATTTGGATACAACATAACCCTAGAGCACACTCCTTCTCCAGCCGTATTGCCCACACTATCAACAATGCCGTTAGGAGCCAGAATTATCTGTGGTTCAAGGTTTCCATTTTTATCAATAGCGGTAGTACTAACCGAAGTTAAACCAGTTGCTGCATACGCATAATCAGAGACTCCCGAATCAATGCCACTACTATCGCCCATTCTAAAATACAATCTTGTATCATCAGTTGCAGGAATCATCTCCGACACAATACAGGCATAACTCTCGTAAGTGCTTGTCAGCCCCGTAATAGTTATATTCGCATCATCACTAGCTACCGTTGAACTTATAAGTGTCCAAGCACCGCCAGCAGCAGCCGCCTGAAAAGTAGGAGCGGCTCCCGCTCCATTACTAGTAAGCACATGAGTGGCAGTGCCAACGGCTACCGCAGCCGGATCTCCAGACGCATCCCAAGTTATAAGCTCTCCGTCAGTCCCAGCCGCTAGTTTAGCTAAAGTAACAGCGTCATCTTGTATTGATGCAGTTGGTACACCCGCCGACCCTCCAACCTTAAAGCCAGCTTCCAGATTAGGGACGCCCGTGCCCCCGCCCGTGAGAGTTAAATCAGTGTCATCAGATTTTGTTGTGACGGCGTCCGCCTTTAATGTACTCATATTATCACCAATGTACCTTCCACGGTTAAAGTGTAACTACTGCTCACCGTGAGAGGCCCAGTTGCAGAAGCATTCTCTGTCGAAGTAATCGTTACGTCTGCATCAAGAGCTAGTTCGTTAATCCTAAAGATGTCTCCAGCCGACGAACCCGTAGTACCATTATCTCCTTTAAAATAACCAGCACCCGCTCCAATTCCACCCCACGCAGGGCTTGCCCCAGAGTATCCCTCAAATTCATTTGTTGTACTGTTGTAGCGAAAGTCGCCTACGGCGGGGGAACCATCACGTTGGCCCGTCGTACCAGAGGGCATTCTTGTGCTAGAGGTATAATTATGGGTAACTTTAGCACTTAATGTAGAAGTGGAAGTAACAGCTAATGTGCTGCCAAGCGTAGCCGCTCCATCTATGGCCCCCGCTCCCGTGACTTCTAAAGTGCCTACTTGTAAATCAGCCAAAGCATCCGTTACAACCGCACCACTTCCAGCACCATCACAGTAGATAATGGCATTTTTCCCATTTTGTATTGTGACAGAAGCTCCGCCTCCACTTCCTTGTTTCATAAGTAATGAATACGGGCCGCTTGAGCCAGTG